CGCCGGTCGTGAACCCGGGGATGAACTGGCGGGCCGTCTGACCGAATGTCGTCGTGTCGACTTCGTCGGCGCGGGTGGACGCATCGAACTCGCGGAAGTCGGCCGACACCTCCTTGTCTTTGAGGAGGAGCTTCAGATTCAACCCACTCAGTTTCGCCATCAGTCCTCCTCTTCAACCTCAGGCTCAGATTCAGGGTCTGCGGGTGCAGGCTGGTCGGCAGGTTCGATGATCCCGTCGGCGAGCAGCCACCCGATCGACTGTTCCGGCAGATCATCGACAACGTCTCCGACGACAGCCCGCTTCGATACACCGCCAGGCCCGCCGGACGGATAGTTGATGCCGAGCTCGGAGCCGCCGACCGGCCCGTAGTCACGGATTCGATATCGCGGCATCGTTCGCCCTTTCACTCCGACTCGATGATGTCGACCACCAGCTCCGCACCCAGATAGGCGACGTCGCCGAACACGTATGACCCGTATCCTCGCGCCCCGACGATCCGTGACGTGTCACAGGACCCGTCGAGCGTCCTATCGGTCCGGAGGGCCGCCCGGATACTCGAAGCACCCGCCGCGCCGAGGTACGGGTCGAGAGCTTCCTGCGCGCTCCGGTCGGTCGCCCGCGACACAAGCACCTTGACAGCGAGCGTCCATTGGACGCCTCCACCGAATGTCACATCGAAGTCCGCGAAGTCGCCGGGGAACGGTGGCGCGATGATCACGCATGGCGGCTCCGGCTTGTCCGGCACGAAGTCGTAGACACGGAGCCCGACGATCTGCGCCTCCAGGACAGTCTTGATACCGGCCCGGATCGTAGTGAGGCTCACCGCTGGAATGCCCGGACGATCCGTTCGCCGACCACCTGCGCTGCCCGGCGCAGATGGCCGCGTGCTGACGTGAGCGTTGGCCGGACGAAGCGGCGGGGCCGCATCTTGACGGTCCCGAACTCGACGAACCGCCCGTAGAACGCCGTCACCTGCACTTCGCCTTGTAGGCCGCGCGCCTCGCCACTGATTGACCGGACCAGGTTCCCGGTGGCACGTGGGGCGCTCGCCCGTTCGCCTTTCGCGACGAACTCGGTCACCTCACGGACGAGGTCTGCCAGGATCAGCTCGTAGCGGCGGTATTCGAGGCGTCGCGTGACGTCGGGGACACCTTCGACGACCATGGATATCATCCGATGCTCCTCGACAGGAGCACGTACGGGACGAGGAGCGCCTGGACATCGGGGTCGAGGCGTGGCACCCGGAAGACACCTGTGTCGACGACGCCGGCGACGCCGAACGGGGCATCCTTACGGCGGAAGATACGAGCGGCCGCGATCAGGCAGGCTTGCTTCACCGGATCAGGGATGTTCAGCCAACCCCACTTCCCGACGATCTGGACACCTTGACTGATCGTCGGGAAACGCTGCGTCTTGTCGACGCGAGCACGGACCATCGTTGTCGGCCATCCAGTTTCACCGTTGACGATCCCGCCCTCCGGGAACAGGTCATAGTCGGTGGTCGCCCATGTCGTCTCGAACGTCCGGTCGGCGCCCGTGTCTGTCATGATGCTCGCGACTGTCGCCAGATCCGGGGTGTACAGGACGTCCACTTGCGTCGCGGTGAACAGGCGAGTGACGTTCGTCGCGTCGACCCAGAACCGCCGGCCGGTGTGACCGTCGATCTGACGTGATACGGCTTCGATCGTGTCCTCGATGACAGGATCGTCGCTCGTGTCCGAGATCCCGAGCCACGCTTTCGCGTCGGCCAGCGTGGCGTACCCGTTGGCGATCGACATCTTCTAGACAGACGTCTCGAGCGCTTCCTCGACCGCGCGTTGCGGGTCCGACGTCACCCCGTTCGTCTCAACACCAAGAGTCTCGTCGTCGTCCTCGGGGAGCACGAAGCCGGCGAAGACGAGACGCTCCAGATGGTTCAGGTCGGGGCGGTCGGTGCAGTAGTACGGCTCGAACTCGAAGGTTTCCTCGCTCAGCTCTCGCAGTTTCGCGAGCCGCTTGCGCGCACCTTCCTTGTCGTAGCGGTACGACCCGTCCTCTTGTAGCAGCGTCCCCTTCTCATCACATTTGGCGTGTTCGATGATCGCATCGTCGACGCGGTCCTGATGGGTGCGCAGCGGCCCTTCCAGGCGCTTGATGACGCGCGTTACGGCGTGCGCCATCTTCGACGGGTCCTTGTGGTCGGCGAGCCATGCCTGTGCGTTGCGCATGAACAGGTTGGCTTCCCGGTAGGTCTTGACCTGAGTCTTGATCATGTGGCCGGGATCCTTTCATGGACGGGCAACTCGAGGACGTTGATCTGGGCGACGTGTCCCATCATGTCGGCAGCTGCCTTGTGTTGGGTGGCGCGCAGGAGGGCGGTTTCCTTGTCGGCATAGACCTCGACTTGGATGGCGCCGCCGATCTGGGATGCGAGGACGAAGACATTCATGAGATCCCCGTGACGAGCACCATCAGGACACCGTGACGGCTGCATCCACATCGGCGCGGGCGGTAGCGACTGCCGTGTTCGCGGCCTTGATCGCTTCCGAGTCCCGGACCACCTGCTTCCAGTGCGCGATCGTCACCCGCTTGACAAACTCGGCGCCTGTCTCCGGGTTGGGGAGGGTGACACGGTCGTCAAAGCCCGGGTTGGGGATCGTCGCGTCCGGGTCGGCCTCGGTGGGGGCCGGGAGGGTGACGCGCGGGTCATAGCTCGGGTTGGGGATGGTGGCGCTGTAGCCGAGGCCGGCGAGGAGCCGTGTGCCGACCGTGGCGGAGAACGCGAATGTGATCGTTGGCATGTGTCCCTCCGGCGAGGAGCTGGGCGATCAAGGTCGCGTCGATCATCTACAGCTTGATGATGTAGGTGACGACCTGGAACGGCGGGTTGTAGGCGGAGTGTGCGTCGACTGCGGTGCCAGTGTGTGTCTGGAGCGCATGGTCGGAAGGTTGAGTGACCGCGTGTGCGGAGATCGTGTGGCCTGCAGGCCCATCTGATCCGGCTGTGGACACGTACTGGTTGAGCGCCGCATCGACAGTGTGGGCCAGCGTGTCGTGAGCACCGACCGCTGTACCTGCGTGGGCGAGCGCCGCATGGTCGCCGGGTTGGGTGACTGCGTGGGTAGGGGCACTGTCGATTGTTCCGCCGGTGCCGCCGAGAGTTGAGCCGGTTCCGGCAGCAGCCTTCCCGAGAGGGAACCGTTGGCGCAGGTCAGGCAGGTTGAAGGTGGTGGAGCCGTCACCGACGCCGAACGTGGTGCCCACGATCGCGAACAGGGCAGCGTTGGCGCCGGTACGAGAGACCGCGGTCCCGTCACAAAGAAGCCAGTCGGTCGGGGCAGCAGCGGCACCGTACGCCATGATGACGCCCGGTGGGACGCCTCCGAGAGTGTCTGAGGAGGCGATGGCACCGAACCGGCCGGACTCGTCATACCAGAGTTGGCGGAGTGCCTGGATGAGACGTCCCTTCATGCCACGGCTCCCACTAGTCCGGTGGCGGCGACGTCACGGATGAGCGTCGCAACCACATCAGCCAGTTCATCGATTGAGGTTGCGTTCGCGTCGAAGGTGCGTTCGGTCGTGTCGTTGGTGATCGCCCAACCTGTGGACCGGGCGACGGGCGCGACGGTATAGAAGCCGACTGTCGAGCCGTCATGGTCGAGGGCGCCTGCGATGGTGAGGGTTGTGTCGGTGACGGTGACCCGTGCTGTGCCGCCCGTCAATAGTTCCAAGGTCGTCAGGGCGGACACCTGTGTAGGTGCGGACCCGGACCCGACGATCAGCACGTCCCCGGCGGTGAATTCTAAGGCTGCACGGTCCAACGTGTTGGCGGCGTCGCGGAAATAGACATTGCCGGTGTTGGGGAGACGAAGGGTGCCGGTCCCGGAAGGGTTGATCCCGATGGCAACGTTGGAGCCGGAGAAGGTGCCGGTGCCTGCAGTGAGCGCGCCGCCTGACAGGTTGAGGGGGGTATCACCCGCACCGGAAGCGATCCATCCGAGGGCCTGGAGACTGTCGAGCAGGTCGGCGGTGAGGGCAGGCTGGACGACGGGGGTCGCGTCGAAGGCCGCCAGTTTCTGCGTGGGGGCAGTGCCGATCTTCAGGCCGACGGATGTCCCGACGCGGATGGAGCACGAGTCGTCGGTGGCGGTCGGGGCGAAGATGGCGAACTTGGTTTCGACGTTGTCGGAGTCGATGATCTGGAAGATGCTGCGGGTGGACTGGGAGGCGTGGGTGCGGATCTCAAGCCCGACACGCTCGGCTCCTGCGTCCGTCCGAACAATGCCCGAAAGGTACACAACGTCCGCAGAATCTTTCAGATCGAGCAGGTTCCCGATCTGCGAAGCAAGGCCCTTGATGGTCCAAGCAACTACCCCAGCCGAAATAGGGATTGCCCCTACCCCTCGTCCTGCCGTGCCCTGCAACACCACTCCGGCAGTCCCGCCAGACACGTTGCCGTCGGCCACGAGCCCGCCCATGATGTTCGCCCCAGAGAACACGCTGACCGAAGCCCCAAGAAAGTTGTCATCGGTTTTCAGGACGTCGGCGGCCGAGCGGTACAGGTTCACGTCACGACTGCTACCCCACACAATCCCGCCAGCAACCGTCGTCCCCGCCACGTCCCCACCAAGCCATAGGGCGGCGGTTGTGGCCGTGTCGATACGAGCACCAACGTTGAGGGTCGCGGCGCCGGACATGGCGGCGATGCGCATTCCGTAACGGTTCGTCGGGTCGAGTGGTGAGAAGAAGACTTGGCCGGTCCCAGCCGAATCACTGAACTGGGCCACGCTCCCCGGCGACGCATGGGCGCTGCCCCGTACCGTCAGCCCGATCGCGCCCGACGCGTTAGCCGCCGCAACCTCGACCTTCGTGCCGATGGTGGGAGTGAGGCCGATCCCGACGTTCTGCGACGAGTCGATCGTGACTGCGATGTTGCCGGGGGTCCCCAACTGCAGGGCTGTGGTCGCTGACGACGCCGCGAGAACAGTCGCATAGGCGAGCGTGCCCGTCATCAGGCTTCCGGCGACTGATCCTTCCACCCCGATGAATCCGCCGCCAGTAGCACCGGATGTCACGAACTGTTGGTATAGCGCGGAGGTATCGTTCCCACCTTCAACGCGGATTATCTGGCCGCCCGGCGTCGCATTCGCCTTGAACAGGGCGACTATCTCGCTATCGGCACCCTGCACCTGGAGCCGAACACCCGAGTCGAGAGTCGCGGTCGTCCCGATGAGAAGCTCTTGCGCGCGCGTGAACCGTGCAGCCTCGGTCAGGACGCTGAGAGCCGCGTCGGTAGCCGTGCTGAACACGATCTCGGTCGGGACGCGGGTCGCCGCGATCGTCCCCGCAGACACGATCTGAATCGAACCCATCTGCAGGAAAGCGACACCGTCATACCCTTCGCCGACTATCTGATTGAGCGTGTCACCGGATGTGATGATCGCTGGGGCGGACGGTGTCCCACGTGACTTGCGGCCAATGAACTGGGCACCGAGCGCATCCGCAGACACCTGATATTCGACGATCCCGCGCGTCGCAGCGGCACCAGTGTCAACCGAGTAGATACGCCCGGCAGTTGTGCCTGTGCCACGCGGCCCGAAGACAGCCCGATCGTTCGCGTCGTCGTAGAACAGGTTCGCGTTGTCGGATGTCGGCCGTTGATTCTCGTCGAAGTAGACGAGGCCGCCAGCCGTCCCGACAACCGGAGGCTCGATCAGCAGAACTGTCATCAGGCGATCTCCGCAACCAGCACCGTCGAATCGGCTGTCTCACGGACCGCGAAGAGCGCCACCGTCGGGCAGAACGGCTGCTCCAATACGACAGACGCTCCCGGCACCAGCTTCGCCAGCCCGGTAGTCGCAGTCACAGTCGAGTTCCCGACCCGCACAATGTTGGCTCCCACATTCGTGATGAGTACCGCTTTCCGCGCCGCGTTCGCCGCCAGCACTTGCACTGCAGCAGCACCCACCACCGCCACCTCGATGCCGTCCGAGAGTGTCCCAGTCGTCGGAATCTCACGTGTCGCCAACCCGAACGCGGTGCCGCCGGGTACAGCATCATCGACAAGCGCACGATCGTCCGATGTCGCATCCTTGATCTCGACTGCACCAAGCGCGATATCACCAGTCGACAGCGACACGTCCACAAGACTGATCCCCACAGCCGGCTGTGCACGGCCCACAACCGTCACCGACGTACCGGACGTCCACGCAACCGGGGTCCGCAGCAACGCAACACCAGGGATCGGGACGAAGAACAAGCCGGGAGCCGTCGCCGAGCTCACCTTCGACCCGTCGGTCAAGCTGACCGCTTCGACAGCCACCCAGTTCGTCCCGTCAACCGACGCCTCAAACGTGACGGTCGCCGAGAACGTGCCTGTGATCTGGACGCCGACAACCGAATCGCCAGACACATCCATTGCGCTTCCGTTCCCGGTCGCAGAAACGGCAGCTTGGAGCGTGACCAGTTCCGTCTCCGCGACGGGCATTATGCTTCCTCCGTCTTTCGGGGACGTCCAGGGCCGCGGCGTGGCGCCTCGTCACC